TTATCCGAGGTGCCTGAGTCCATGTCGTAGAGGAGTCCATCACTGATCCCGCCGAAGTGTGGCTTGCCGTCTATTAGGGCCGCGCAGTTCTTATCTGCGGGGTAGTCCCACGGTCCAGACCAACAGTTGAAGCGGGTGTTATAGACCATCACGTGATTCATGCTCGATTGCCCCGCGCCGTAGGGTAGCGCGAACCACACCTCATTGTCCTTGGGGTAGCGCACCGCGAAGCTCTTGTGTAGGCGTAGGGTGTTGATGTTATCCCAATAGCCTGAGCCGTCTAACTGGTAGCTGATCTTCTCAATCGTGGCCCCGCCCGACCATTGGTAGATGCCATCGGGGCGCACCATCAACTGCGTGTCACCTGGTAGCGCTACAATGGAGCGTCCATCCACTCCCGCCTCAGTGGTGCGCTGCTGGCGTTGGTAGGGGATGGTCGCGTTGCCCGTGGAGATGAGCGTGAAGATGCCATTCTCCGTGTGGACCGTGAGCGCGTTCTGCGTGGGTTGTAAGCCCGTGATGGGAGAGCCGAAGTTGTAGAAGGAGGTGGCTTGCCAGGTCTCAATATCCCCTATATCGGAATACCAGAGTCGCCCCTCTGCGCCATCCACATTGCCCACCCATAGCCGGTTATCAAACCATGCGATGTGCTTGCCCTTGGAGAAGCGGCTGTTGTCATCTAAGGCGCTCGCGTTCCCCGCGCCCGTCCACTTGATCGCGTCTGTATCTACCCCATTGGTCATCACGAGGGTGCCATTGGCATTGACCCACTCGAAGGTGTTGTCTGTCGCGGCGGTGATGGTGGTGGCGCCGGTGATAGCAGACCAACCCGAGGAGTATTTGTAGAGCGCGGCACCCGCCACGATGAACTGCTCCTCCTGTGTGGCTGATACGTCAAACTGTCCTGCGGCGGTGAGAGTGGGAGTTCCAGCAAGGGCTGATTCACTCTGGTAGGAGGCGTTACCGGGGCGCGTCTTCACCTCACCAGAACTCCCAATACGCATATTGACCATAAGGGAGAGTCCTGACGGTGGGACATCTTCGGGGGTGCGGGAATACCACACGCCATCGGTCCACGGCCCGTATTGGATTGTCTCTGCGCGTATAGCCATTGGTTATAGAGAACCCTCTTCGATGGTGAAGGAGAAGGACACATCTGCGTTATCGCGTTGTAGTCGGTAGGAGCGGTTGCCGCTTGAGCGCCCATTGACCTCACGCGCTTGATTGATGATCCGCTCCATCTTGCTCTCGTTATACTGCGCTCCTGCATCGTCTCCCTGCTCCACCTGTATCATCGCCGCCGCCCCCATATAGATCGCTTGGTGTAGGAGTAAGGGGATGCCGTGGGTGGTGAAGAGATCATCCGCGTCATTAGCGGAGGTGAACTCAGGGATCGTCTTGTAGTAGCGGTAGGTGATTACATCCACCGAGGAGGTGGGTGTAGGGTATAGCCCAATCTCTAAAGCACCCGTGGTGCTATTAGCACCCGTCAAGTAGACGGCCTCAGCCTGCCCCGTGCGTGACTGATCGGGGTCATCAAGGTCAATGTCTGAGTCGGATTTAATCGGGAGGGTGCGGTTGTTCGTGGTGTCGCGGAAGGAGACGGGGGTTAATACATCCGTGGCGAGGGCGTAGGTGCGCGTGCTCGCGGCGGTGGTGATGGTGCCCTGCTTAAAGAGCCACCACCAGGTGGCGCGGGAGGCGATGTCCTGTATCACTGCATTGACATACTCACGCGCCTTATTCACCTCACTTGTGGTGGTCTCTACTAAGCCGGCGCGCACCAGAGTGCGCTCCAGCGTTTGAGTTAATGTCATTACATGTGGGCGCTTTCTGCCAAGGCCGCTTCATCGCCAATCTGCCGTGCGTTCACGCCCTGCCCCTTTTGCCACTGCTTGAGATACTTCTCTGTAGCGGCAGGTCCCTTCAGCGCCACGCGCTCAGGGACGGGTGGGGTGTAGCCCTCAGCTTGGATGATGTCGCCCACCTGTGAGACGAGGAGTTGCGCGCGTGCGTTGCTCGTCTTAGCGCGCTGCGGTCCCTCATCCTCATCTTCCCGATCTTGCTGTTTGGAAGTCAGGGTTTCAACTTGCTTGGCGAGCGCTGCTACCGTGGCGAGTAATTCCTCAACATTGGGCGTTGAGGGAGCCTCTGCGGTCTGTGTCTTTGCCATCTTACTTCAGTGCCTCCTGCGTGGTGGAATATGTGTGACCCCACGAGCCAAGTAGCCCGTGGGGTCGGGAGATTTACGCAGCCGATGCGTCATCCATGAAGGGACGGTGAATCTCGAATTCAGCGAGACCAGTGCTCGGTGTGTCAACTGCCGAGGCTCCCTTGGCGAGCTTGACGCGATCACCCGCGACAACGGCATCGTCAATCGAGCCAGCGGTGGCCGTAGCGTAGACCAGGCCGTTATCAGCGTAGGAGGCGAGGGCTTTACCTACAGCCTTACCTTCGATCTGATACCAACCATACTGGCTCGCCACGTTAGCGCTCATGGCAACTGCCACGGGGCCAATCGCGTTGGCCGCTAAGAGTGCGGTGCTGAAATCGTCAGCGTTATACGTCACCCAGGAACCGGCGGCGGTGGAGGCGACCCCCTTGAGGTAGATGAACTCGCCCACACCGTAATCGGTGCTGGCTAAGTCCTTCGCTTGGACGATGGTGCCGAGCGGGTGCTTGGCCGTAGTGCTCGTGTCACTGATAGCCTGACCGCCGATGAGTCCCGGCTGGACCTTCTTGAAATTGGACATTAGAACTCCTAATTATGGTGAGGGTGGGGTGGAGGTTTTCAGCCCCCAACCCCACCCACTTTGAAGTTAATCTTTGATTTACTGCTTAGGCCAAGTTGTAGATGACGGCCTGACGGCGGCGGTTGTTCGTGGTCAACTGACCGCCCAAGACGACGAAGGCAACCTTCGCCAACTGGTTCGCCGGTTCGCGGAAGGGCGTCTTGGCGAAGTTTAGACCCGAGAGGATCTTGAACTTCAGATACTTGCTTTGCAGCATGTACATGATGCCCGTGCCGCAATCGCGGTCCATGATGACCTCGGCTTTGCGGTAGTGCGCGTTGCCGCCATCCAGATCGTTCTTGTCGGAACCCGTCAAGCGCAAGTAGGTGCCGCCCTCAAAGAGGCTCTCGTAGTCGCCGCCAATCGAGTGCGTGGTGATGATGCAATCGGGCACATCATTGCCCTCACTGACCGAGTTCCACGTGTCCTTCATCCGAACCAAGCCCTCAAACGAGGCGCCGGCAGCGGTGAGGAAGGAGGTGTCAGCCGTGGCGTTGTTCCGCACGTTGTCCCACCATGTTTCATTGGTGGAGTTGATGCCGCCTACGGTAGCACCGGCGCTCGTGGAGACAATATCCGGTAAGCCGATAATGGCCTTGCCCGTCTGCGCCGTGTGGAGCGAGGAGTTGACCGTATCGAAGTGCGTGGTCATCGCGCGCTTGGTCTTGGACTCCAGCAACTTCATCGCCGCGTCCGACTTCTGCGACTCCTTCTCTTCCGTCATGTTGATCTTGATGGGCGTAGCGACATAGCGCGGGTTGAAGAACGCCGCCGTGACGCCATCGGTGCTGTCCGTGTTCAGGACATCATCGCCATCAAACCACTGGCTCGTGTCCAGTGCATACATCAAGTCTTCCTGGAACTGCTTGCCGCCATTCTCCGTCTCCATCATCTTACTGGAGCGGAATTTGGCAACCGTCGGGTAGGAGTCCGAGATGTTGTCCGTGAGGCGTTTGCGCTTGGCGCGCATCGTTAGGGTCCAAGCCTCATCCCAAGTTTCTGTGGTGCTCGTTGCAGCCATTTAAATCTATCCTGTGTTCAGTGCGGAGTAGAGCATTGCTTTACACCGCGAGTGGGTTTATTAACCGAAACCCAACCTCTTCATCTCGGAGAGGACTTCCGCGTCACTTGACACCTTCGCTCCCTCGGCGGTAGCGCGAGAGGCGGTGGAGGCAGCGCTGTGCTTCGCGTTGCTCCTCACCTGCTTGTCTCGCTCCCTCGCGGCAACAATCTGCTCGCTCGTCTTGCCGGTTACTGATTCAAAGGCTCCCTTAACGGAAGCACCCTGATCTACCAGTGCCTTCATCGCTAACATCTGCGGCTGAGAGAGGTTATCCACCTCGTCACCGTAAGCAGCGCGAGTCTCGCTCACCTCGGCGGTGCGCTTCTCGACCTGCTGCTGCTGTAGATATTGCTGAAAGGCGTTCTGCCCCTGCCGCGCCTCTTGTAGTTGCGCTTGGAGGGCTTGCACCTGCTCTAAGATGGGAGCCATCGCCTGCTGATTGAGGGTCTGGACCACCTCTAACCCGCGCCGCTCGTCCTCATCCAGGTATTGCGCCACCTGATCGTAGGGAGTCTGCTCGGGTTGAGCCGTCTGCTGTTGGTAGGTCTGTTGGAGTTGCTGCAACGCCTGAAGGTATTGCTGCCGCTCGCTCTGGGCCTGCTCTTGAATCTGCCGAGCAACTTGCTGCTCTCGCGTGTAGCTGGCCTGAATGTTCTTGGCCATCTGCTGCAAGGGCTTATACTGCTCGGGGATGGTGTTAATGTCTACGCGGAGCCAGTCCACCTTATCGGGATCGAAGGGGGTCTCGGGCTCTTTTGTGCGCTCAGAAGAAGGGGTCTCCTCGGAGTTTCCACTCGCTTCGGGGGTGGCCTCATCTTGGGTATCTCCGTCCAGATCGGCACCAAAATCTACCAATCCATCATCGAGAGCCTCAGAGGGTTCACGCTCCTCCGCATTGGAGTCTTCGGTGAACACTTCGGTCATACGTGCCTCCTGCTATAAGTGAGCCGCTTGTGGAAGGTCTATCCACTCAGCGGGTGGATCTACTCTTGGCGGTGGCTCCTTGCGCTTGCAGCGCGAGCCGCCTATGGGGTCGTTGGTCTCCATCATGTTGTTCTCTTTGAGCCAGCGCTTCTTATGCTCGTAGTTCTCAAAGACAATGCCTGCGCCGGGTTGCTCAATGCCATACATGGAACTGGCTGAAGTGATCTGCGCCATGCGCTGCCCGCGAAAGTCCTGCGTGCTCTTGCGCTTGCCGCACTTGCCGCAGGCGCGCTTCTTGGGTAGAGCCGCGATGGCGAAGTAGAGATCCTTCTCCTCGTGGTTACACGCGGAGCAACGATAGTCGTATATGGGCAAACTATATCTCCTCAATCCATCCGAGTGAAGTGACAGCGGTAGTCGTTCCTGAAGACTCAGCCGTAATAGTTAGTCTGTCTCCAGGGGCCATGTGAAACCCTGCGTCAGAGGGTAACTGCACCACCTGAGAGGCTTGACCTCCCACCGTAATAACATCAAGTAACTTCGCGCCACCCGTAATGCCCGTGGCAGCTACATCGAACTCCATAGCCGAGGTGTTGCTCTCTACGCTCGTGTATACCACAGGGCCGGTTAATGTGGCGTTGTAGTAGATGCGGAACTGGATTGTCTTATTGCCGGTGTTCTCCCCGCCCGCTGAAAAGAGGTCGGGAAAGGCGTGTGTGCGGTTCACCTTGCCTTGGTAAAAATCCTTCACACGTATCGTTAAGATGGGGCGTTCCGTAGTGACAGATGAAATCTCTGAGTCTGCGCCAAAGCGTTCACCGTGGACAGTCTCTTTGCCCTGCACCATGCCCACCATAGATGCGGTCTTCAGCGTAATGTTGGTGCTATTCGATGTGTTCACCACAGACGCGCACAGTGGGAAGGTGGGATTAAAGACGGTAGGTGTGGTGTTGGCGTTGGCGTAGTGAATGTCATGCACCTTGATAAAACCACCCGTATCGGGGTTTTCTATCCAGAATGATATGAGGCCAAAACCCAACCACTGATACTGTATGCGATAGACGTTGCCCTTGGTCTGATCGAGCGTTACGCCACTGGACCCTGTGCCATCCATTACATCGTGGTTCCATGATGTCTGTGCCGTCCAGTTGTCCGTAGGAGCAGCGCCCGTCACCGCACTAGCGAAGGTGGCCGTGACTCCTTGACCTGTCGTGCTATATGTTCCCGTATGGGCTGCGGCATCAAAGGAGATGAAGTCTACCGTGTCACCGTCTGCTCTCGCAACCCACCCCGTGCCGTTATCACTAAAGTCTGTAGCCGCAATCTTACGCGCCACATCTTGAACAGTATCGCCCGATGAAACCGCGACATTCGTAGCGTTGCCATCTAACGTCACGACTATATTGCCCGTGCCCGTTGCCGCCGCCGTGATCTCCATAGTTTCTACATGAGCCGATCCACCCACCCTGCGTAATACACCAAAGGTCGCGCCATTGTAGCCGAAGAAGAGTCCATCGCCTACGCCTCCTACGCCTATGATTTGCTGACTGTTCGCTGCGCCCGTGGTGAAGAGGGCCGTAAAGCGCGTCTCTGCACCTTGTCCAGGGTTGTAATGCAAGACCCTATTGCTATATAGCTCCGCGCTCGCATTAGCCGCAGCGGAAGTCTGAAGAACGGCCATAGAGGACGCTTGTGTAACCGTGCCGCCATTATTGATGCGGGTTCGCGCTACCCTACTGTTGATGTTGTAGGGGAACTGCATATTCACGCGCGGCGTAGGTTCTGCTACGAGCATTTCCCCAAAGGCTGCACTCGCCTCTCCTGGCGCGATGGCCACATGGGGTGTATGCACGCCATTGACTTTATCTGTGGCGAGTTTTACACCCACCTCAAGGCTTGGTCCCTTGCCGCGAAAGTCTGAACTGAAGGCCATTAATTCTGATCCGGGTTGTTAGAGACGGCCTGCGCGGTGCGCTGCGCGTTACTACGGACCGTGCTCGTGATGTTATTCGCCTGCGAGTTGACATCCGCGATGCTCGGGACCGTCTTCGTGGAGGCGCGCCCCCCACCGCCCTGCATCTTCTGCTGCTGCGCTTGCGCGTGGCCTTGCATGTGCGCCTGCATGACCTGCTGGAACTGCTGGAAGGCTTGCGGGTTGGCTTGCGCGAGTTGCTGTAGTAATTG